ATCAGCGACACCTATAAGTCCATCCCCACCGATGCCACCGCCACTCTATCACAGGAGAACGTGGAATGAGACAGTGCTGCGAAACGTGCAAACATTTCGTTTCTTGGGAAACGTCTGTTTTCCCTGCCACACCAGATGCCCACGGGGTCTGCACAGCCCCGCGCCCGCAATACACTTTACAGGGCAATCGTGAAGTCAACAAAGGCAGCGGCAACAAATGCCATGTCTGGCAAGGAAAGGAACTTAAGCCATGACCGCAGAATTGAAGCGATATGATTTATTTGCGACAGGCCCCGATTATGATGCATTTTTTTCGGATATAGTTGAAACACCCGAAGGAAAATACGTCCGTTTTGCCGATGTCGAAGCCTACACCCAATCCGCCATTGCCCGCGCAAAACGAGCCGAGGCTGAGCGAGACGAATGGCGCAAAATTTCTATTACTAAAATCGAAATGGCAGACAGCACCGCATTTCGGGACAATGACGCAACCATCGCCACGCTACAGGCGCGAGTGCGAGAACTGGAGAGTGTGTTTTCCCACCTGTATGGCCAAGCTGTCTGGCTGCGAGGGGATCAAGCATACAGGGACTTCGCGCGGGCGTTCATAAAAAGGATGAGCGCTCTACGCATCAAGTGTGTGAGTCGTCAAGAGCTGGCTAAAATCGAAGGGAAAACAGAATGAATGATAAAGTCAAAGAGGCGATTATTAACCTTAATTATCTAGTTGAATGTCGTTGTGACGAGGCGTACACGGGCAGGGGTCGGCATGATCCGCACAGCGCATGTGACTACGCTGAAGAAGTGAAGATCGTGGCCGATCACGTGGCCGCAATAGAAGACAAACTGTCTCAGGCCTTGTCGATGCTGGCTACCATAGGCAGCGCAGAAACATCAGGTGGTGGGCAAGCAAGCGTAATGGCTTTCCATGCTCGCGAAGCACTAGCAGAAATTAAAGGAGAAACAGAATGAATGATGAAGAACTAATTAGGTGGTTGCGTAATTTGGAACCTATAGATTACGAGTTACGCCATGGTACTTTTCAAGCCGCCGCCGCTAATCGCATCGAAGCTCTGGTCACTGATCTGGAAAACGCTGTTGATGTGTTGCGGGAAATCCTATTCACTTCAAATGAAGACCACACTGGGAATTGGCTTGATGCCTTGGCACGTGGACAGGCGTTCTTGACTAGACTGGATATGATCTACCTAGAGATGGATAAGAGCAAATGAATATCCAAGAGGCTATTGACTTAGAGATCACCCGTCTGCTAGAATTTGCAGCGGACATCCTTGAAGAACAAAATAGGCGCTGCGATTGGGTATATGGTAGTATAACCCTTGAGGTAGTTAACCTACAGATTTCTTCCTACAAAAGACTTGAACAAGATTTACAAAAGGACGATAACAAATGATTAAGGTTACACTGATCGACAGCATGGGGTCAGACCTTACAACTGTTAACGCAGCACGGGTATCCTTTGGGAAGGTATCAGAGGGGGAGATCATTGAGTTCGACCTTTTACATCACGATCCAGAGGCAATCAAAGCATCTGTCGCTGCATACAAAGCAGAAGGCTGGGTTATTACTTCCGACCTTAACAATTGGAAAATTATTGTAAAAAAGCCAACCAAGAAAGATACTAAACTTATTAGCTATCTGGCCGAGCATAAACACTTCTCACCCTTCGGTCATGCCTTTGCATCCTTCCATGTGAAAGCCCCTATCTTTGTTGCACGTCAACTGGTGAAGCATAAGTTCTTGCGCTGGAATGAAATCAGTCGCCGTTATGTTGATGATGAGCCTGAGTTCTATGTGCCAGAGGTATGGCGTGGACGTAGTGAAGACAAGAAGCAAGGAAGTTCTGATGTCACTATCTCTATTGATACAGCTTTTATCCCCATAAATGACGGATATTCATACCCTCCAGAAGTCGTAGCTTTAGTTTCTTACAAAATGTTGTTGAAAGCGGGAATAGCACCAGAGCAAGCACGTATGGTTTTACCTCAATCGACAATGACTGAGTGGTATTGGTCTGGTTCTTTAGATGCCTTCGCAGATATGTGTAAGCTACGCTGCAAAGATGATACACAGTATGAGACACGTCTTGTTGCAGACCAGATCAGCAAAGAGATGAAACAGCTATTCCCAGTGTCTTGGGTAGCATTAGTAGGAGAATAATGTGAACCATGACCTAGAAGACGAGATGTGTCCTAACTGTGTGACACCTTGGAAATGTAATGGCCCTCATATCTTGGAAGGAGATAATGAAATGAATGAGCATGTATCGCAATGGCGTGGACTTGACGAAGAACAGAAAGCCAGCATTGCTGTAGAACTACTGACGGGACTCTTAAAAGAAATTGAAGATCATCTTAAGGTTGTGTCTGAATACCCCGATTTTTCAAACAGGAAAGATCACAAGGCAATGAAGCGTACTCGAAAAACCCTTATTTACAACTATAATCTTCCCAATCCTCTCAAGTATGAAGGGGAAGTCTAATGGAAGAAGAAACAGTAAATAAAATAGGTCGTATCCAGTTTGTAGAAGAAAAGACAAAGGAAGATGGCAGTTCTCTTATGACCTTTGAGATTGATGATGCTGCTTCTAAACTGATCGAAGAAATTGGCCTACGTTTTCTTGTAACTTGTGCAGCATACGATCTAGACCTAGAGGATGCGTTTAATGCAGTGTCTGATCGGGGAGAGTATCTGCAACAAGAACCTGATGGTGGCAAGGAGTTTTGAGATTTTGGAGAATAATGATAGCCAACCAACAGACACAGAAATCTTGCATCTGTGTAGAAGCCTAGCGGGAAGGTATAGGAACCAAAACCACTATGACGATCTAGTGAGTGAAGGTCTCATGGCTTGCTACGAGGCTAGGGCGCAGGGTACAGTAGATAAGAGTGTCTACATCAGTTCTGCACGAAGGGCTATGAGTGACTATATCAACATCAAGATCAAGGCAGTGAAGACCCCTAGCACATGGGCCTCTAGGAGAGCCTCTAAGGCCGTTTCTAGCGCGTCTGACGTAGTGGGGCTGACTGGGGTAGCCGAAGGCACGTTTAACTCTCTGATGGCCGCTATGTCGAATATCACAGAGGATGTGTCAGAGGATACAGCATTTACCCCAGATCACTCCTTGGCCTATGAAGATCAAGAGTATAACCTGCACATACAGACTGTTGCAAAAAAGACACTAAACGCCACAGAATGGCAAATCATTAAGATGCGTTATTTTGATGATCTAACACAAGATGCTGTGGCAGAACTGACCAAGACTAACCAGAAGTGGGTATCACGACAAGAGACATCAGCACTTAACAAGTTACGAGTTGCAGTGTTGTAACAATTCGTGATCGAAAACAGTGTCTAAGAAGTCAGAAAATGAAGGTATAAGTAAGAGGTAGTACTTAAGTTTTGGTCTTACGTTTTCATAATCATAACTAGTTAAGATAACTTAAGATTAAAACTTAAGTATAGACAATAGAGGAAACATCTTGGTAAATGTAACACATCAGCACTGTCCTTTCTGTGAATCTACAGATGCTTTTACTTATGATAAAGAAAAGAACGCCTATCGGTGTTTCAGTTGCGATAAGCAAGGGAGATATGACAAATTGGATAAAGGCTTAATTGAAGATACTTTTGTTGCAACAAAAACTAATTACACACCAAAGAATTTGGTTGATGGTAAATATGTTGCTATGCGTGGCATTTCTACAAAGACTATGGAAGAATTTGGTGTACTGACTTATGGGGATCAACAAGAATATGTTTACCCATCTGGTGGTAAAAAGGTAAGGCTTCTGACAGATAAGAAGTTCTTCGCTAAAGATGGTTTCAAAGGTGATGAACTTTTTGGGATGAACCTATTTACTGCTGGTTGCTCTAAGAAGGTTACGATCACAGAGGGGGAGCTAGACGCACTGTCAGTGTCGCAGATGCTCAAGAGTACCTACCTTAACCCAGTGGTGTCTCTGCCCTCTGCAAACCCCTCTAAGAAGCTCTGGGATAACTGTCACGATTGGCTGAACAGCTTTGAACATATCGTCCTGTCAGTGGATAATGATGAAGCTGGAAATAGCATTGCTGACAAGATAGCTAAGATGTTCCCGAACAAAGTCTATCGGGTAGATCACAGTAAGTTTAAGGATGCTAATGAGTTCCTACAAAACAATGCTGCTACAGAGTTTAAGAGTGCATGGTGGAACGCTAAGAAGTACACACCAGAGAATGTACTAAACACTACTGACCAATTCTTGTCTCTCTATCGTGATACACCAGAGCATCAGTATGTACCAACTGGTATTCAAGCACTAGACGATAAGATCATGGGTTTGATGCAAGGACACTTCACTGTTATCAAAGCCCCCACGGGTATCGGTAAAACTGAGGTTATGCGTTATCTAGAGTACAATATGTTGCAACGTGGCATCCCTATTGCAGCTTGGCACTTGGAAGAAACTAAACTGCGTACTTTGCTTGGCCTTGTTTCTTATGAATTGCAGGACAATTTGACCCGCAGGGATTTGATTGAGGAAAAGCAGGCAGAAGACCTTGTTATCGAAGCCATCAAGAAACTAACAAAAGATGAATTGTTCTATCAGTTTTATCTGGGTGATGGCCAAGGTGCTGACGAGCTAATCGACCAGATCAGGTTCTTTAGTCAAGCGGCTGGTTGTAAGTTTGTGTTCTTCGAGCCTATCCAAGATGTTGTTGCTGGCACATCAGAGGAAAGTAAGGAACAGATGCTTGCTGATCTATCTGTACGTCTGTCTAAGCTGGCTGCTGAATTGAATGTAGGTATCGTTACTATTGCTCATACCAATGACGATGGGCAGACAAAGTATTGTCGTATGATTGGTCAAAGAGCATCTGTTATCTTAGACTTGAAGCGAGATAAAGATGCGACTAGTCTCGAAGAACGTAACACAACCTATATTACGATTGAAAAGAATCGTCCATGTTCTGAGGAAGGTAGTGCAGGTATGTTGCGGTTCAATACTGAGACGTTTACTTTGAGAGAGGTAAACTAATGAAGGTGGGTAATTCTTACGATTTTGACAAGGAGTGGAACCCGCCTGAAACCCTGCCTGTAGAGGAAAGGGTCATTGGTTGCTATTACAATATATGGGGTTTCAAATATATCACAGAGGTATATCAATGGGCTGACGCACCTTGTCCAGAGACCCTTATTGGTATGCCAGTAAACAGGTTGCTTGGTTGGTTACCCCTGCCAACAATAAAGGAGGACGAATGACACCAGTAGTATTCGACATCGAAACGAATGGCCTGCTGGATGTCCTAGATAAGATACACGTCTTGTCTTGGTCTACAGATGGGAAGGAAGTGCATCATACGCATGACTATGATGAAATGCGTAAGTTCTTCACTGAAACAGAGGTTCTAGTCGGGCATAACATTATCCGCTTCGACATCGTAGCAGTGGAAAAAGTCCTAGGCATTAAGGTAAAGGCCCGTCTGATCGACACCTTGGCTTTGTCTTGGTATCTTAACCATGATCGTGTTAAGCATGGTCTAGAGTGGTATGGCGTAGAGTATGGTATCCCTAAGCCTGTAATCAAAGATTGGGACAGTCTCACACCAGAAGACTATGCCAACCGATGTGATGAAGATGTCAAGATTAACTCACGTCTGTGGCGTGATCTTAATGGTAAACTAAATCGTTTGTACCCAGAGGAGAAAG